CGATGCGCTGTCTAAATCAGGGTGCACCCCCACAACAGGGCGCTGGGCTTCTCTTAATGCGAGTGCTGCGTTCATGGGTTACTCCTCCGGCTTGTACTCAATGCAGCGAATGCTCTCGATACGCTCATCAATCACCGCGATTTTCTGCATCATCTGCTCGCGCACTGAGTCGCGATGCCGCTCTAGCGCAGTTATTGCCAGGGCGGCTGGGTTTACGTCTGTAGGGATAGGCACCTCTAGCTCGTGCTCCCCCAAGCAAACGTACTGCCCAGCAAAGTGCTCACTCTTACTCATGTCGTGAGCTGCAATTGAGTATTTTCCCTCCCAAGAGTGGGGAGATAGGTTCTGCAGGATGAATAGCGTCTGCTTTACTGTTGCTTGTTGTTCAGTGCTCATAAAAATCTCCTTACGGCGCGGGGCGTAGGCCGGGGCAAGACTCGGCGGCAATGCCTCTATAATCGGGGTGTCCAGTTCTGCGGGTAGGCTCAACGCCTCGCGCCTCCTCAGCAGCCCATACAGCCACCTCGGCGCAATACGTCTGGTGCAGGCTCTCTTTGTCAGCCGCGCCTAGGTTGGCCGCTAGCACCATACTCAAGCCGAGAGCCATCAGCGCGATTGCGCTAAGAGTCTTCTTGTTCATTGGGAACCTCCGGTATTTGCATCCAGTGGGTTACGTCACTGCTTTTAAAGGCTCGATCAACCATGCCGCCGTAACAGAATGCACAGCAGTCAACATCCATATTGACTGTGCAGGCTTCGTATTCACCTTCGCCCCAGTAACCAACTACCGGGCACTCTTCGTAAGCGATCGCCAGCAGTACGCGCTCGCCCTGGCTAGGCGTCGATTCGCTCGCTTTATTCCATTTCATCGCGTCACCTTCTTGATTAACTGGGGCGGGTAGCCGTGGTCTTTTGCTGCCACGCGGGCTGAACGACGGCCATAAAAAAGCCCCAGGTTTATGTGGGGCGTCGTGATATCGTCTTTTCTATCTCGGACTATCCAGCGGTGTCGCATGACTCACCTCTCGCTTTTGCCAGTGCGGCGCGGGCTTTTTCTAGCGCTGCCTCAACATCAACAAAGCCTTCGCCATCCACATAACCTGTCTCGTCGCACACCTCATTGATCGCGACCAGCTCATCAAGCGCCTCGAAAAGCTCAACGCCCGCATTGCGCTTCATGCCGCGCTCTTTCGATATTTTCTTTTGGCGCCGAATTAGACTATCTAAATCGCCATCACGAATAAGCTGCTTGCAGGTGTTGTTGAAATTCCTATGCGAAGGAATCCAGGGCTTGCCTTCGCTGGTTAGCGTCGCTACCAGCTCGGCTGGCAGATCTCTGGTGTGAGCCCATATCTCACCGTTTGAGTAAATATTGAAACGCACGCCGTCCTTGTGCATTTCTGAATGTGCTGGCTTTTCTAAATCACTCATACTCATAATCCCTTCTCTGATCGCGCTGCAGCGCTAAGTCAGCGAGCAACTGGTCGTTAGCAAGCCGCAACCGGAAGCGCTCGGCGTCCTTGTCTTGCGATACCGGCCTGGGTGCTGTGCGGCGCGTGATGTCGATGTGGCGAGTGTGGGCAGGCTTAGCCATCGGTGCGCTCCAGCCTGTCTAGCCTGTCGAGTTCATCCAGCATGTAGTCGGAAGCCCGGCCAGCATCCAGAAAGATTTTATCGTCCATGGGTTTGTAGCCATTGCGCCCCGCATTAACCATGGTTGCCTCCATGGCTCGCATAGCGATCTCCTGCCGCCGCGCCTTCTCAATCAGTGCGTTTAGCTCGGGGTCGCCGCTCTCGGGTATGCGCAGGTCAATGCAGGCGCGCTCGCGTTTTGTAAAGCCCATGCCGCCTTCAGCTCGGCCCGGAGTTAAGTTGCTGCCGTTAATATCGGAGTAGGCATCGCCTGTTAAAGCATTTGCTGGTTGATCTAGATTCTTCATAAATCACCTCTTATAGAATTAGGCGCGCCGCCTCGGCAACTCGTCGCAGTGCCAACGGCTTTGAGTTAATGGGATGAAGCGGCGCGGAAATGAACGCGATCCACGCTCATTTCAACTGACAAGGATTACTTGATGGTTCAAAAAAGCCCTCCGTAGAGGGCTGTGCATATCCATTGCAAGGAGTCGATGCCATGGCAAGCATCGGGATAGCAGCCGCACAGACTCGAACTGTGAGTGCTGACTGGGTTTATTCGCCCCATTGATCAAGTGAGGCGTGAGGCGTTTCTCTCCTGGCCGCTAAGCCGCTCAATCAGCCTCACCAGCCAGCTCCGCTCCCCGCCGACTGCTATCCCGATGGCTCGCAGATAAGCGCTGCGAGCGCCGCTGATGCACCGCCTTACTTCTTTAACCGCCTGTTAAATTAGCTGGGTTTAGGTGCATCGGAGATGCCGCTTGGCGCTTCCCAGGAGACTATCGGGCAAACGGCATCACCGATGCTGGCTCTATTCTCAGCCGAACCAGCAGGCTTTAAGTGGCACTGTCGCAGGCCCCGCGCTTCACGGTATGCTGAAGTTTCCACACACCAGCACCGTTAAAGAGGTTTTAAATGGATAAATTCATCATCAGGGTTGTTCTTCATTCCGCAGATTCAGAAGACTACGAGCGACTACATGAGCTAATGGAAGCTAAGCGATATTCGCGACAGCTCAAGGATGTAAATGGTCAAGTATTCCAACTTCCAGATGCTGAGTATTACGCTGAGAAACCGCTAAGCGCCCTATCAGTGCGGAATGAGGTTAAGAATCTGTCAGACTCAATCGTGCCCGGAAGCTTTGTCCTGGTGACCAAGGCGGATGATATAAGCTGGTATCTACAGCCCATCTAGACAACTTTTCGCCTGCCGAGCAGCTCATGATTTTGCTTTCTGAGCAGCGCTATCTCGTCTATAAGGCCGGATAGCGCTTCTAGAACACTACTGACATCATCCTTTTTCATTGCTTCTGGATGCGAAATGCTTCCAGCTTTGCCGATAGGAGGTGCGCCATGCGAGGCTTTAGGGACAATAACTGGCTCGCTGCGTATCTTCTCGGCAAGATCAACCAGTACGGCGGCGTCAATCAATATCTGTGCATCAGCGTAGCCAGCGCGCTTCATCTCAACCTTGCTGACCGCCTCCGCCGTGCTGACCAACTCATCAATGCGATCTGCTATCGCGTTTTTGGTGGCTGAAACGGCCACCGACTCATCTACTGCTATCAGCATTCTTGATTGCGTTGTCATTCTCGACTCCTTAAATCCTGTTAAGCGCCACAATACGCACGTTGTCGTCATGCCAAATCTTTTGGCCGCTGACTATCTCTATTCCCTCTTTGGCTTCGCGCTTCGCTATATCAAGCAGCTCGCCTGCTGGAACAGGAAACCATGAGGTGAACTCCATGTAGCCGTGCCACCACGCGTAACCGCCTTCTTTGTCACGCCTAGTGGCAGAGTAGAAATACGTTCTCTTAATCATGCTCAAATCTCCATGTAACCGAAAAGACACTCTCTGAATGGCCTTTCGGATGCTCCCTGCATTAAACAAGGAGCAACCATCGAACTCTCGTTCCTTACGCACAACTGATGTCGCTATCGGCAGCCTGGGGTCGCAATCCAGAGTGCCCACGCCTCCCAATCCTTTTAGGGAAACGCCCCGCGACGAGCGCATCTTGTGGGTGTGCTTTCTCGCCTCCGCTTACGGGATGGCTGTGCGCGAACTACGGCATATTGTTAAAGAACTCCACATTGCCCGGTGGTGCGGGTCGTGCTGCTGCTAGGCGATCATCTGAACCTGTTCCGCCTTTCGGGCGATGCGCGTCTTGCCACTGCGGCGCATCGCATCGTCTGTGCCTGTGAGTAGCGTTGTTGCTAGTGCTAAGCACATGCCTAGCTTCCCTGCGTATCGAATCCATCCTTTGGCCTGGGCCTTGGCTACGGCGGCAGTGCCTCTGGTGACGCCTAGGCGGTGGTAGGCTCGATCTAAAGAGCCGCGCACCGTGCGAGGGCTTAGGTTGATTGCCTTGGCAATCTCCTTTTGGGTCATGCCGCTAGCTAGATGGAGAAGGCTTAGCGCTTCGGATGGCGTAAGGCCGCTGCCCCGCTCCTCGCTTACCTCTGCTATCCAGCCGTTGTGCATGATTTCCATGAGTCGCCCTGCTTGCCTGTTGCGTTGTTCGATGTGAATAAAATTAGCAGTGCTTCTTATTAATTGCAACAGCAGTGCTGCTAATAATTTATAAAAATAAGCTAAGTGACTGAAAAACAATAATCAGTGGTGTTAAAAAATATTGGAAATAGTGTTTTTAGGTGGCGCTATCTGTTTTTAAGGCACAAAAAACCCGCCTCGCGGGCGGGTAAAGTGGTTATGAGGTAGAGGGCGGGGGCAGGATAGGCTATGAGGGTTCTGAATCGCTTTTCCTGCTCGCCATTTTTGATTTCAGAAGCCGCTGATCCTCCGTTTCTTGACGGGATTGCCACGAAATCATTTTTTGGATCGCGTAGTCTTGCGCCTCAAGAAACAGGCCCTCGTTAACCAGAAATTCGTCGAAGCTGGAGCCTACAGATTTATTCATGGGTGGGCGCCCTTGGACTAACTTGTCCCTGTGGCTTGCAGTATAGGGGCAAGGTATTGCTGAACAACCCACCACCCGCCAGCCAATATAGACAATACTGCGATAAGCGCAGATGTTGCGGCTTGGCCCTTGGTGAGCATGTTAGATTCTATGTGCGTAACTTTGGTTTTAACCTCGGCCATATCGACGCGAAGTTGGCTAACTTGAGATTCAAGATTGATAATTCGATCACTCATATCGCCCTCCTTATCGATTGGCCACCTTTTGTCATTATGGTCGGATTCAAAAGAAAAGTCACTAGCGTCTACAGCGGCGTCTTTAAGGCGTTTTCTTATAGTGGCGCGCTTTCTCATATAGATAATAGGCGTATCGCCCAAAGCTTCAGCTAAATCGTTCAGCGCACTCTCCACTATATTAATCTTGTGCTCCATCCTCTTCGCCCTCCTGCTCCTCCTGGCCAGATATGCGCTTGAACTCAACGTGAAACTCGCGCAGATCTTTCATGGCGTCATCTGCAAGAGCTAGTGACCTTGCCCCGGCTACAAGCAATTCATTGTCTCCACTGTCCAGCATTGCTCTGCCTAAAATATTGACACTCTTGATCAAGCTGGAAGAAGAAAGCACCAATGGCAGCATTAGCTCCAGCATCTCTGCGCGACTGACTTTTTCCTCTTCCCACTCCTTATCTAGTCTTTCTTTCTCAGCTTTATCCATAAAGACTCCTTAGCACTAACCCGCCCTGGGCGTTCGTAGCCACATGGTTGCGATAACAACACCGATAATCTGGCAGTTTCCATTGATGGGTACCCACGGCTCAGGCCAACCAGGATTGCGAGCCTTGAGCATTTTCTTGCCGCCCGGCTCTTCAACGTACTGCTTGAAAGTCGCCTCGTTATCATCTGTAAGCATTGCGACGACGTCATCGCCATCGAAAGGCACTACCTCTGGATCGACGTAGATAATTAGTCCCGGCTCGTACCTTGGGGCCATTGACTGGCCTTTGACACGCAAGGCGAAGGTTGATTCTGAGCATGCTGGTGGCCTGGGTACTACCTCCTCGCTCAAGAAATCGACATTGCAAACTTCTGTCCATGCCCCGGCCTGAACCCAAGAGATCACTGGAACGTACCCCTCCAATTTTGGGGCAGGTGCAACATTAGATTCCGTCTTTATTGGCGTTACGTTTGAGCCGACGACCCTCTCGCCAGTTAAGCGCGGACTGACTTCGCTTGGCTCAAAATCCAAAGCCCTAGAAAGCTTTAATAAAGCATCCAGGTTTAGTGCTATACGCCCGTTCATGTACTGGCTCACAGCGCTCTGACCGCCCCATCCGCAAGCGGCTGCAACGTCATCTTGGTTTAGCTTCCCGCCACGGGAACGCGCCGCATCTTTTCGTGCGTTAAAAATCGCCTTTAAGCGCTTCGCCTCCTGATCTTGCTCAGGAGTAAGAGGTGTTCTGACAGGTTTTTTCATACCTCTTAATTTATAAGCATCGCTAATGCCAGCGCAAACAGCAGGAGGCGCGAATTGTTGCTGATATAAATTAGCAGTGCTACTATCATAAGCAAGGAAAGAACCACAGGAAGCTACCATGCGTGAAATCCCTATTCGTGAGTACGTGAAAGACCGAACTCAAGACGTGGTGGCCCAGCAGATAGGGGTCACTCAGAGCGGTTTATCACAGATGCTCCGCAGCTCAAGAAAGATATTCGTTCGGCTTGATGAGAAAGGAACTCTTTTAGGCGCGTACGAGACCCGCTCAATTGGTCGCCACTCGGTCAATGAGAACAAGTGTACAGCCTGATAGAGATTTTTTAATCGGGCTGGAACGCCCTGTTCGGAATTACAGAGGTTAGCGAGATGGCTACGCATCACATGACCTACGAGGCGGTAAGAGAGCTGCTGCACTACAGCCCGGACTCAGGGCGCTTTACATGGAAGCCCAGGGATCGGCGGTGGTTTAAAAGCGAGGCAAATTTTAAGGCTTTCAAAAAATTGTACGCCAACCAGGAGGCTGGCTCGCTACGGACGATAGATGGTGGTTACCAGCTCCGCGTAATAGTTCTGCTGGATAAGCATTATGCCGCGCACCGCCTAGCTTGGCTCTACATGACTGGCAGCTGGCCCGAAAGTGACATTGACCACATTAATAGAGATGCGCGTGACAACTCGTGGAAAAACCTTCGGTTAGCTCAAGGGATGAATAGCAGAAACCTGAGCCGGCACGGCAGAAATAAGTCAGGGGTAAGCGGGGTTTCGTGGAGCAAGCGGGCTGGAAAATGGTACGCGCAATTTAACACGTCCAAGAACGGAAAGCGCAAGGCTCATAGCGTTGGGTACTTCACATCTTTAAAGGACGCAGAGGCAGCGATTCTGGCGGCAAGAAAAAAACACGGATTCGATCCTAATCACGGCAAATCATTTGCGCATTACTCAAAACACGACAACCGGAGGTAGGCATGGCACAGGCAAAAGACACCATCGAAGAGCTGGCACTAGGCGCAATGTACCGCCTACTGGATCAGCCAGCATTTCATGAGCTGGCATCTACTGCTGTCAGTCTCGAAGAAATCACCCGTGAAGAGTTCTTTGAGCAGACCGCCCGCGCTATTCGGACGGCCTGTGAAGTTGCTTTTTACGGCTCTAAACGTGAAGCGGCTTCATTCCACCCTTCGGCTTCTGATGATGCGGCTCCAGCTTCTCCGTCAGCGTCTGGTGAAGCTCAATGATTCTGTCTGCCAGCACTTCCAAGTCTTGCTCTTTATCGAGCAAGGCGCTGGCTGCTGGCGAAGCTAGGAATTGCAGCGTTAGCGCTGTAGCGGCCTCTGAGGGAATTGTCTTCTTGAGGTCTTTCATGTCGGGCTTCCTGGGCCGTCGTGTGTGTGGAAGCTCCGACGATACCACAGGTGCGCCCGGCACCCTTTGAAAAGCAAAAAGCCCGCTTATCGCTGGGGAGCGAGCGGGCTTTTAACTACATCTAACCGATAGGAAACATTATGAGCACTGAATACGGATTTGTCTATGTTCTTGCTAACCCAGCCATGCCTGGGCTCTACAAGATCGGCTTCACGACTCAGTCGGTGCAAATACGCATCTCTGATCTGTCACGCGGCACGTCGGTGCCAGCGGCTTTCTATAAGGTGTTGGAAGTTACCACCTACAATCCCGCCGCAGTAGAGCGCGACGTTCACTTGCTGCTGGATAAGTCGCGCAGCAATTCACGCCGTGAGTTCTTTCAATTCAAAAGCGACACCGAAGCAGCTTCGGCAGTTCTAGTTGCTGCGGGCCAGTCTGGCTTTTATCAGCCTGTTACTGATAACCGTACTCGCGACGCCTTATACGCCAAGCCTGAGCCTGTCGTTGAGCTGTCGCAAGCTGAAATAGAGGAGCGCAAGAAAGCTGGTAAGGCTGCGATTGATGGGCTGAGAGCTATCTGCGATGGGGGATTTGCTAATGAGTAATATCGCTTACTTTCCATCCCAGGTTGCCGAAGCTGCTCCGGTAGAGGTGCAAGATGCTAACAGGGGGCCTCAAGTGGAGGATGGCTACACACGTATAGCGAATGAGCTATATCAGGTCGTAAATAACGCTCACGCCTGCCCTGTGACACTCACACAGTTACGCCTTATCCATGCGGTCATCCGTAGGACATACGGCTTCAACAAGACCATGGATGCAGTAGCCGATACTCAGCTAGCAGGCGATACCGGCATACCGCGTCAGAAGGTTAACCCCGCTAAGCATGCGTTAATCGCCATGAAGGTACTGGTGCTATCTGATGATGGCCGGAAGATCGGCATCAACAAGCGCTATACCGAATGGGATTTTTCAGCACGTCCTGAGAAGAAAGCGCCTAAACGCAACCCGCAGCCAGAAGGTGACACTGTCACCAAAAAGGTGACACAGAAAGTCACCAAAACGGGTACACACAAAAGACAGAAAGACAATTACATGAATACTTACGTATTCATTGCACATCGCCTCCCGGCGAATGCGCTTGTCGATCTGACTAAAACTGATTTCAAGATCAGCCCCGTTAAAAACAAACCGCTACCTGCTTGCCCGCACATGGCGATTATCGACAAGTGGGCAGAGTTTATGGCTGACAAACCCCAACCCGCTAAAAACCTTTGGCACAACGCACCTCGTGCTAAACACCTCGCCGCTCGCTGGAAAGCTGGCTTTTCGATCAAGCATGAGCGCACTGGCGAACCGCTATACCGCACTGAGAAAGAGGGTATCGAGTGGTGGGGTAAGTTCTTCGCCTACCTGCGCAAATCGCCTTTTCTCATGGAAGACCATCGCTGGTTCAAGCTCGATTGGGTAGTTAACAAGACGAACTTCACCAAGATCATGGAGCAGTCGTACCACGGGGGTGAATCATGAGCCTGTTTTCGCTAGAAGCTGAGCAGTCGGTCATCGGTGCCGCCATGCTTAACAGCAAAGTGGTCGATAGCCTTTCTGATCGCGTATCCCCTGGTGACTTCTACGAGCCTGCTCATGCTGCTATTTGGGGTACCATCGTTGACGTGACGTGCCGCCAAAGCATTCAGGCCGACATGATTACCGTCAGCGAACACCTAAGCGAGCACGGCCACCTTGATGCAGTAGGTGGCTTTGGATACCTAGCAGAGATCACTCGCAATACACCAACCACGGCAAACGCAGAGGTTTACGCGGGCATTGTCCGCGATAAAGCACAGCGCCGTCGCTTGCTGGCTAGCTTGGCCAACATGTCCGATGAAGCCAGCAATAGCCGCGAAGACTTCTCAACCCTGATTGATAAGGCCCAAGGGCAGCTTCTCTCCCTGGTTGGCGGTGAGAAGAAAGGCGCCGTAATGATCAAGGACGCCTTGAACTCGCTGGTGGATACCATTGACCGGAAGTACAACCTGCAAGAGTCGTCTATGGGCGCATCTTTCGGGCTATCTGACCTTGACCACATGACGATGGGCATGAAGTCAGGCGAAATGATTGTTGTCGGCGCCCGGCCTTCGATGGGTAAAACAGCATTCTCGCTTAACGTGCTGCGCGCTGTACTGACGAAAGATAAGCGTCCCGCCATGCTTTTTTCAATGGAAATGGAATCGGAGGCGATTACTACCCGCCTGCTTTCTGCAGCCAGCCTATTGCCGCTAGACAAGATTCGCGACCCTCGCACGATGGAAGACGCCGACTGGCCCAAGCTGGCCTGTGGCGCAAACATTCTAAAAGACACGCAGATGGTTATTGACGATCGCCCTGCTTTGACGCCGAGCCAGATTCGCGGTGCCGCCAAACGCTGGAAGCAACACCTGGGCGACATGGGCGTTGTCGTTGTTGATTACCTCGGCCTGATGAAGTCCGAAGGTAAGCACGGCAGCAGGGAGCAGGAAGTAGCTGAGGCTAGCCGATCAATGAAGGCCTTGGCCAAAGAGCTTGAATGCCCCGTTGTAGTCCTCTCCCAGCTTAACCGGAATCTAGAAAGCCGCGACCTCAAGAACCGCCGCCCGCGTATGTCGGATTTGCGCGAATCAGGCGCAATTGAGCAGGACGCCGACCTGATCTTATTCCTGTATCGCCATGAGGTTTATGACGAGCACGACGACCGCCTGAGAGGAATAGGCGAGGTGATCATTGGCAAGCAGCGCGAAGGCCGCCTTGGCACTGTTTATTCAGCCGCACGCTTAGCGATGGGTCGCTTTGATGATCTGGACGCCGAGACCGTTCGCAGAGTTTCCGAGCCCGCGCCAATGCAGGCATCCAAAGGCAAATCAGCTATGGCGGAGTTTTAATCATGACGCTCTCTATCAAACAGCGCGCCCAACTCCGCGCCAAGCAGATCATCGTTCGCATTGAGTACGCAAATGGCAACGTGAAATGTTCAACGCCAAGCGGCGAAAGATACTACACGGCAAGCGACCTAGTGCAGCTAGCGAAGCCTGGGTTTATGGATCGCCTCACCGCGCTTATGGGGGTGCGTCATGCGGCTAACTAAATACGATCTAGCCAAGACAAAGGCGCCGGTGCATCGCCCAGCTCGCCACCGTGGGATGTACTCAATCATCGACAACGAGGCGTACCGGGCTGACCTAGCGACTAAGAGCAAGGCTCCGGTATTAGCCAAGCGATGGGGTGTATCGCCGAACACCGTGCGTCAGCATCGCTGCAATCTGCGCAAGCGGGGTGATCTGTGAGCAAAGAGCTAATTATCCCCGTTTCCTCGCTGCAAGAGATGCAGTACGCCATCGCCCGCGTTAGCGCAGCCATCGGCAAGGGGCTTGAGAGAGCCCCGGTCGAGGTGGCGCTGCGGCATCGGGAGGATAAGCGGAGCGTCAGTCAGAACAAAAAACTTTGGCCCATGTTGAGCGACGTTGCCAAGCAGGTGAAATGGCCGGTCAATGGCGCTATGGATTATCTGCCTGCCGAGGACTGGAAAGACATTCTTAGCAGCGGCCTAGACAGCGAGCAGCGTGTCGCCCCAGGCATAAACGGCGGGTTCGTCATGCTCGGCAAGCGCACTAGCAAGATGCGGAAAGCTGAGTTCGCCCAACTGATAGAGCTGATCTATGCCTTTGGCAGCCAGCACGGCGTGCAGTGGTCGGAGCCTGCCCTGGCCATCTATGACGAATATCGGGAGGTGGCGTGAATGAGCTTTCACTATTCACAGGTGTTGGCGGCGGCTTGCTCGGCACTGGATTGCTCGGCATCCGGCCTATCTGCGCAGTCGAAAACCACCGGCACGCCATCGAAGTGCTCAAGCAGCGCCAAGATGATGGATGCTTGCCGCCATTCCCTATCTGGGACGACGTCACCACGTTTGACGGCCTGCCCTGGCGTGGACGCGCTGACATCGTTTCTGGCGGCTTTCCCTGCCAAGCATTCAGCACTGCCGCATCTGGACGCAACAATGCTGACGACCTTTGGCCGGAGATGCGGCGCGTCGTGGCAGATGTTGCTCCCTGGTACGTCTTCGCCGAAAACGTCAGCTGGCGAGCCATCGAAAAAGCGGCCGAAGACTGCCGGGATATGGGTTACCAAACCAGAGCAATATCCCTTGGCGCGTCAGACCTGGGTGGTGACCACGTTCGGCAGCGGTATTGGCTACTTGCATACGCCGACGACAAAAGCCAACTACAGCGCTGCATCAATGCAGAAATGGCCAGCAGCACGGGCTTTTGTCCAGGTGTTTGGAAAGCCGAACCCGAGCAATCAGGAATGGCTAATGGGCTATCCGGCCGGGTGGACAGATACCGCGCCACTGGCAATGGACAAATTCCAATCGTGGCGGCGTCTGCACTTCACGCCCTCGCTTTCTGCCAATAAGGATGCCGCCTAATGCTTAAACGCAAAACGCCCCTCAAGGCCAAGAAGCCCATGGCCCGCAAGCCGATAGCGAAGCGTCGTAAAAAGGCTCAGTCGGCAAAGCAGAAGGATTGCCGCTGGCGGAGTGAGCAATACCTGGCGTTCGTTAAATCCCAACCCTGCTGCAACTGCCAAGGCCCTGGCCGCGACCCGCATCACGTAATCGGCCTGCATTGGGGATTATCCGGGCATGGCCTAACGGCTCCAGACAGTTTCGCTATGAGCTTGTGTAGGACATGCCATGACGCAGTGCACCGCTCGCCAGAACTGCAGCAGATGCAACCCCAATGGCTGCGCACCACGTTGCGCGCTGGCTTAAAGCAATTCACTGGTGCTGATGCGGAAGCTTTATTGCACGCACTGGCCTACTTGGAGGCACAAGGACAATGAGCACACGCGAACTAAACCCCATCACCAGCAGCGCAACGAACAACCAAGCGCTCGAAACGGCTAGAGAGCTAGGAACGTGCAGCGATGGCAAGAAATGCGGCGTACCGCCCTCAGCAGGCGATGACGCTTATTGCGTGGATTGTCCGAATAGGCTGGGCGATAGACAAGTTGTTTCATGCGCCTGCGGCGACAGCTACCCAGCCAACAGTTATGGCGCTGGGTTCATAGTCGCCAATGATGGCGTATGCGAGAACTGCGACGCCTATGAAAGCGATGCCCAAGAACAGCACAGTAAGTACCACCGCGAGATAAAGCCCGGCGTCTGGGTAGATTGCTATGACGTTCTCCAAGCGTGGGCGGTCACTAACCCAGCCCTACAGCACTTGATAAAGAAAGCCTTACAGCCTGGGGAGCGTGGCCACAAAGACCTAGAAACCGACATGAACGACATTATCGCCAGCGCTAAGCGGGCCAAGGAGCTTGAGCAGTGAGCGATTTAGCCCTAGGCCGCATGAAGGCCGGAAAGATGAATCAGACAGAGGCGGCCTATGCCGCCCTGTTAGAAGCCTGCAAGCAGGCCGGTGAGATCGTCTGGTATTCCTTTGAGGGTATCAAGCTCCGGCTGGCTGACAAGACATTCCTGACTGTAGACTTTGCTGTAATGACGACAGATAATGTAATTGAATTGCACGAAGTAAAAGGGTTCATGCGCGAAGATGCGAACGTGAAGCTCAAGGTCGCTGCCGCCATGTACCCATTCGTGTTCAAGCTCGTCAGGAAAGGCAAGGGTGGGACATGGGATATCAGAGAGATTTAGACCGCTTTATGGCCAAGGTTTCCAAAGTGGAAAATGGATGCTGGCTATGGAAAGGAAGTACGACGGAGGGAGGCTATGGGAGGTTCTACTGGAAAGGGAAAACAATCGGCGCGCATAGGGTTTCCCTTTATTTATTCAATGGCTTGTCTACGGATAACAAGCTAGATGCGATGCATTCATGTGACACCCCTTCGTGCGTAAACCCTGCTCATCTTTGTTATGGGACAAGGTTTGACAATATGAAGGATGCGTCTTCCAAAGGGAGAACTGTCCGCGTTCAGGATTGGCGAGGAGCTCTAAACCCAAAAGCGAAGTTAAGCGATGAGCAAAAGGCGGAAGTAATTCGTCTGGCTTCCAGCGGTAAAACAAGAGCAGAAATAGCCAACAAGTTTGGTATTAGCGATGTTCGAGTGGGGCAGATCCTAAAAGAAGCGGGAATGGCTTCTGAGCTAAGCGGGATTGAAGTGGCAATAGCTGCTCGTAAGGCCATGACCTCGTGTAAGCGCGGGCATCCGTTGAGCGGGGATAATCTTCGAATAAACACAAGTGGGGGTCGTGTATGCCGGACGTGCGAAAGAGAGAGACAAAAAGCACGGAGAGCAAAAGCGGGCAGTTAGCCAAGAAGGCTGGCGGCGGCTGGAGCCGGGAGGTGTTCGAGTGAAATGGGAATACCAGCGCAACGGCGACGGCACCAAAAACCTGTGCTGCAAAATATCGGATTGCAAGGAATACAAGCTAAGCAAGTACACGCTAGGCGGCGAAAAGCTTTACGTGCTGTTTCACAAAGGAGTCGAGCTAGACAGCGGTAGCGATGCGGGAAAACTCATCAAGCGGGCAGAGCGGCATAAGGGGGCAGCATGAGCTATTTAGATTCCAATCCGAAAATCGCGTGGGCGCTATCGTTCGAAAGCGGCATCCGCACCCAGGCAACCGTAGACCTTGCCGAAATGCAGGAAGCGCAACCTGTTAAGGGCAAGCGAGCCAAGAACGCAGAGCGGCGCGAGCCGGTTACCGCAACGCAAGACCGCGTGAACAAAGGCGGCCCCGGCGCAGCTTATGGTGCCGAGTACACGCCGGTTTATTCAGCCATTCGACGCATGGAGCGCGAGTCTCCCCTGCTGGCTGCTGTCGGTCATTGGCTATGTCTAGCGGACACCGGCGCAGCGAACCAGTACCTAGATGACGTAGCAGAGGCCATCCTTGCGCTGTACGTGGCAAAAACGCCGGAGTGGATTAGTTATCGCACTGCACGCAAAGAGCGCGTAGAGGCGCTTATTCAGGCGCGTATGATGCAAGATCGAAATGATGTGGATGGAAGCCGTCCGCTTTGGCAGCCACTAGAGATAGCGTTTTATTGCCGGGAATACATGGGCGTGAAGATTGTTTCTAAAAACTGGCTGCAGGATGGCTGGCATCGAGAATGGTCAAAGATTGGCGATATCATGGCGTCACTGGAAACCCAGGCCATGGAGCCGATATACAGGGTGATAAAAGAAACCAACCGGCTGTATAAAAAAGCAGCATAAATCCTTGACCCCCAAATAAGGTTCGGATAAAGTATTAATTACTAAGCTGGACAAATTGCGCTTCACCAGCACTTGATCTTACAAAGCCTCGCCATCGTGCGGGGCTTTTTCATGTTCGGGCCGCACCGGTACACTCCCTGGCTACACCCTTATCGCCTCTGCCGGTTGGCCCAACTCTTCCCTCGACTCACCCAAGTCGTTGCCGCCCTTCCCTGCGGCTTTTTTATGCATAGGCATCCCATGGCTTTTACTTTCTTGAGGCATGTACCCCAAGAGGGTACGGCTACGTATACCCCGCAGCCGTTCATGCTGCCGTGGGGCGCTAAAGTCGATGATGCGTTTATCGACAAGCTATTTGAAATCTGCGAGCGCATGGGCTGGGGGCCTGACTTGGCCGATGACTTGATGGGCTGTATGGCCTTTGAGTCTGCCAGGACGTTCTCTCCCAGCATCAAAAACCAAGCGGGCAGCAGCGGTCGAGGCTTGATCCAATTTATGGAGGCTACGGCCCGCGACCTGGGCACCACTACCGAAGCCCTCGCCAGCATGACCGCCGTAGACCAGCTTGAGTACGTTTGCGCCTACTTCACCAAGTACCGATGGCATGAGCGCGTTCGCTGCCTGGAAGACATGTACATGGCCATCCTCATGCCAAAGTACATCAGCTCCCCGCTCGGCACCGTGCTATTCAGCGATGGCACGCGAGCGTATACGCAGAACCGTGGCTTAGACGCTGATCAGGATGGGCGCATCACGAAAGCCGAAGCCGCCGCCAAGGTGCGCGCTGTTTACTTGGAGGGATTCAAGGCAGGCAATGCCCGCGAGGTTTTCTATGACACCTGATTCAATTTTCGCACTCATACAGATACCGCTAGCGGCAGTGACCGCCATTCTCTATGGGCGACAATACAAACGCCACGGCGCCGTTTCGTTCAGCCGTGCGCACTGGCGAGAATGGCTGGTATCCATGGTATGGCTAGCGATTGCCGCTATAAGCTGCGGCATGGTCGCATGGCGTCTTGGCACGGCTAGCGAAGTCGTGGCTCCCGATTACCGCGCCGCCGGTGGAATGGCTGTTCAAACGCTTTATCAAATCGTCGTCCTCATTGCATACGTTGCGCTCAGAGATCACCGCGGCTCAGAAAAATAGGGGTCGCGCATGGCCGAACTACTGGCACAGCTATGGTCGTGGGCGGCTATGCCCTTTCAAGATCCTCGCATTGCGGCAGCAGCTCCGGCGTTTGTTGTTTCCTGGCTGATTGGTAACCGCAATACCGCCTTGGTCTGCGCAATCATCGCCTTCTGCACGATCAACCTGATTATATACCTAAGCGGCATACCGGCGAACGGTGCGTATCAACTACCCGTCGAGGCTGCTGCTGGCGTTGGGGCTGGGATGGCCCTCATGGGAGTGCATGGAATGCAAGACCGTGTGCAGCAACTCAAATTGAAAGCGCTCATCAACAGCATCGCTGAGAGCATCCGGGGCAAAAAATGAAACGACTATTCCGTAGTTACCCGGTGCCGCTCTGGATCGTCGCGCTGATGTTGGTGGCCGCCACGGTCATGGCCACCGGATGGGCCGCTGCTCACCAACGACGACTTGAACACCGCGACTTCTACTTGCAGCGCATCGCTGAACAGCAGGAAACCATCGAGCAGGTACAGCGCGTCAGCGTCGGCCTAATGGCGGCTAACGCAGTGATCATCGGCGGCTGGCAATACGAAAAGCGCCGCGCCGACGATAACGAGCAGAGCCTAAACATCGCCAACGGTCGACTCGGCCCGATGCAGCGCCGCGTTAACTCCCTCCAGGGTGATGTAGAGCGGCTGCGCAATAACTGGACAAGCGAGATAGGGGTGGAGTGATGAAGCGAATACAGCTAACTGATGAAGCGCCTATCTGGTACAAGCTCTGGTCAAACCAAGCGCAGATGCTCGCTATTTTGGCCTACGCGCAAATGGCGTTACCGTTCTGGGAGGGGGTTATACCGCCCTTTTGGTTTGGCATTGCCGGGGCGGTGATCAATACGGCGGGTATCTACCTGCGCGGGGTCAAGCAGCCAGGCCTCAAGCGAGGTACTAATGCTTAGCAGCCTGTGGTCAAAGATTGCCGGTGCGCTGGCTTTAGTCGCTGGACTACTTGGCGCCGCTTTGCTCTACACCGGTGGCCAACGCGACCGCGCCCGCGAAGCAGCTATCCGTGCGAAAGCCGAAGCGCAGAGTAAAAGCGCCGCACTCGATGCCGAGCGCGCTATCGACGACGCCCGCGCCCAGGTGCGCGAGAAATCAGCGGAGAAGCAACGTGAAGCCGATCAACGCCCTAAAGGCCAGCGGCCAAGTGGTTCATTTAGGCAGTAAATGGTAGAATTTAAGGGTGGCTAGGCCCGTACAGCCGAAAAGGAGTGACGCCTACTCCCTGCCACACCCATTAAAGGCGAAACGGGAAGGCGACGTTATGAAGATTGGAACGATTATATCCGGCGAATACCGAGAGTGGGATCACAGAGAGCTAGCGGCTTATCTTGAAGAGAGTGGATCGGATGACGCTCTATCTGCCTACGAAAGGCAGCTAGGCGCGCTGCCCAAATGGCTGTCGTCTGATCGACTTCCTATAGCATTCGCAGCGCACAGCCCGGTCGGCCATATTAATTTCATCTTTACCGCCGACCTCTAGGCGCCAAGAACACCAATAGCCCAGCCGCCGCGCTGGGCTTTTTAATGGGCCGAATATGCGATACATGATACCTCTCCTCGCTGTATTGGCCCTAAGTGGCTGCACCACTACCGAGTTCATCCACGTCACGCCTGAATGCACGCCACCGCCCTCTCCTGTATTGCCTGAGCTAAGCAAAGGCGAGCTATGGGATAGGTTGGGGGATAGCGAGTATCGGCGCTTAGAGGCTTATATCAACGGGCTATGGGCTTATTCAGACGAACAAGGCGCGATGCTTGAGGAGATGTGTGATGCTCAGGCGATTAATTGAGGCTTTTGGCTATAGCGTGATTTACCAGAGCGAACTTGGCATTCACTCGCATAGGTACAGCGGAATAGACCACACAATGAACCGCCCTATACATCAAGGTATGTCAGTGGCGCCGCCCTGGGCAAAGCTGCGAATCGTCAAGAGGTCGCAAGATGGCTCTGTTATCTAAACGCCTCGAAGCCTGGCTGCGTGTCCGCTACATCATCGCTGTCTACCTGCTGTCGTGCTACTGGCACCGTAAGCGCAAACATTGACCAGGAGTGGTTATGGGTAACGTCGCACCAATTGACGCAAACCTCCCGCAGTACCGCAAAGACATAGCGGCATCGCTACGCGCCGTGGCCGGCAGCATCGAGTCTGGCGAATACCAGCCTTCTCTCCTGATGATTGTTCACGACTGCGATAAAGACGAAAGCGAGCTAGCTACCTACAGCCAAGGCCGAAGGGCTGATGACGTATTGGCCTGCATCGGGTTACTTGAGCTAGCAAAGATGGCAGTAGCGACACCAGATTGATTGACTCAAGCCGAAAGGCAGGAGGTGGTCATAATCTCCATGCAGGGCTCTGGAACCCTGCGCCACGCCGCGATGGCGTAGATGCGCATCAAAGAGCGTTCCATTTTGGGCGCTCTCTAATGTGTATTGACCATAGGTAATGATATGAACATCGCCATCAAGCGCGTTTCCACTGTATGCAGTCCTGATGCTTACATCTTGGTAGATGAGAAGGATGAGGCGCTGCCCTTTCAGGTTGAGACGGTGTTGAAGTCTACTGCTAATGCCCTGCCCACGTTTACCGTCACATTCCAAGCTGGCGAGAACGGCTTGCGTGTAATTGATCCCGAATAGGTAACCACATGGCAAGACCTACCAAGTACAGGGCGGAGTTCGCCGAGCAGGCCCGCAAACTGTGCTTGCTGGGTGCGACGGACGCTGATTTAGGCGGATTCTTTGAGGTGCCAGAGTCCACTATCAACAACTGGAAGAAAGCTCATAAAGAGTTTTTGGAGTCCATTAAAAAGGGCAAGGTTCTAGCTGACGCCGAGGTGGCTGCCCGCTTATATGAGCGCGCCCTTGGTTATAGCCATCCAGAAGAGAAGGTTTTCCAGAATGCTGGCGAGATCATTACTCATCAAACGACAAAGCATTACCCACCGGACACAACCGCGGCAGCTATTTGGCTGAACAACCGGAAGCCCGACCGATGGCGGAATAAGCCGGAAGCTGATACGGGTAATGATGCCCCTCAACCCGTTCAGGTAGTCTTTAAGGTGCAGGATGCTAGCAGCCCAGAACGAAACAGAGGTGACGCTTAATCAGCCGCAAGGCGATTTTCTACAGCTTCCACATAAGTTCCGCGCTTACGTGGCTGGTTTTGGCTCAGGCAAGACGTGGGTAGGCTGCGCAGGTATTGGTGAACACGCATGGAAACATCCAGGCATAAACATGGGCTACTTCGCCCCTACCTACCCTCAGATAAGGGACATCTTCTACCCTACCATTGAGGAAGTCGCTCACGCCATGGGGCTGCGGGCAGAGATACGCGAAGGCAACCGCGAAGTCCATCTCTACAGCGGTCGTCAATACCGTTCGACTACCATTTGCCGGTCAATGGATAAGCCAGGCGCTATCGTCGGCTTCAAGATCGGTCATGCATTGATTGATGAGCTAGATATTATGGCCGCTGCCAAGGCTCGTATGGCCTGGCGCAAGATCATGGCCCGGATGCGTTACAAGGTCGACGGCCTTAAGAACGGCATCGATGTAACGACGACGCCCGAAGGTTTCAAGTTTACCCATGAGCTATTCGTTAAGTCTTTGCGCGAAAAGCCAGAGATGGGCGCTCGCTATGGCCTGATCCAAGCCTCTACCTACGACAACGAAGCCAATCTGCCTGACGACTACATTGACTCTCTTCTTGAGGCCTATCCGCCTCAGTTAATTGATGCCTACTTGCGCGGTCTGTTCGTCAACCTGACCACAGGCACCGTATACCGCCAGTTTGATCGCCGTCTTAGTGATTGCAACGACACGCTAAGCAAAGGCGAGCCGCTTTATATCGGCTTGGATTTTAACGTCGGCAAGATGAGCGCAATTACTCACGTAAAGCGAGATGGCGACCCTAGGGCTGTTGACGAGATTATGGGCGGCCTCGATACGCCGGACATGATTCGCCAGATCAAAGAGCGCTACTGGGAATACAAAGACGGTGACTACCGCAAGACCTGCGAGATACGCATTTACCCTGATGCAAGCGGTGATTCACGAAAAAGCGTCAACGCATCTACCACGGACATTACTCAGCTCAAGCAAGCTGGCTTCAAGGTAGTTGTCGATGCTAGCAACCCGCCAGTTAAAGACCGCGTGAACAGCATGAATGCCGCCTTCTGCAACGCAAAAGGTGAGCGGCGATACAAGGTCAATATCAGCAAGTGCCCGACCTACGCGGACACGCTGGAGCAGCAAGCCTGGACGATACATGGCGAGCCTGAGAAAGAAGGTGATAAAGACCATCCAAATGACGCGGCTGGCTACTTCATTTTTAAAGACTATCCAATTTACAAGCCGCAGGTTGGCATGAGGCGTATGCCTGGGCTCGCTTAATCGCAAAATATTCAACTAAGAGGCTTGCTAATGGCGGTCACATCGCAGAATTCGCAATATACCGCCATGCTCGAAGAATGGCAGGAGATGGAAGACGCCCTTATCGGGCCGCGTGCCATTTCCGCTGGCGGCATCATTTACCTGCCCAAAACCTCGGGAATGATCGAGGCCGAATCGTTGGCAGCTACGGACAACAGCCCGCTAACGCCCGATCAGGCCAGGCAGCTTTACCTCGCCTATAAGCGCCGCGCTGAGTACCCGTTATGGGTGAAAGACTCGCTGCGCACGATGGTCGGCTTGGTATCGCGGCAAGAGCCGGAGATTCAACTGCCTGATCAAATGTCAGACTTGCTCAATGAGGCCACCAGCGACGGATTTAGCCTAAAGCAGCTCTACTTGCGTATTGTTGCCGCCCTGCTGACTAAAGGGCGCAAGCCTTTGTTGGCTGAGTTTGACGATAACGGGAAGCCTTACATTGCGACCTACACCGCTGAAACGACGCCCAACTGGCTAACCTCAGATGCTGGCGGGCGGCAAGACTTAACCCTGGTGGTATTCACTGAGCAAAAGCTAAAGGCTGGGGCTGACGAATTCGCACCTGAATACGAAACCGTTTATAGGGTGCTCGATCTTCAAGAGGGTCTGCGTTACCGCGTTCGCATCATGAACGAGGCAGGCGTTGAAATAGAAAATACCGAATACCCCGGCCTCATTGGCGGCACCCAGTCAACGCCGCTAAAGTTCATTCCAGCGGTTTTTGCTGGAAGTACTGACAACAACGCGGATGTTGACGAGATCCCTCTGCAGACAATGGCTAAAGCCGCGCTCAAGTATTACCAGCTTAGCGCTGATTACTACACTGCGATGCATTACACCGCTCATCCCCAGCCTTGGATAGCAATGAACGGTGACGGTGATATGCGCGTCACTGGCCCTATGGCTGCCTGGATGCTGCCAGAAAATGGCAAATGCGGTTATCTAGAATTTACAGGCGCGGGCATTGAAAAGCTTCGCCAAGCCATGCAAGACCAGCAGAACGCCGCTGCTGAGTCAGGCGCCAAGACTATCGACATTGGCGGCATGGAGTCAGGCGAGGCCCGCAAGGCTAGGCAGAATGACCAATACTCCGCGCTTTACAGCGTATGCGTGAACGGTGCTGAAGCGTTAGAGCAAATGCTTCGCTATATCGCCTACTGGAAAGGGATGAAAGAGGCTGAGGTAGCTGAGAAAGTCATCTTCAAGGTTGAGCCCAAGTTCAGCAAGGAGGAGGTCGACGCCGCGATGCTTCAGGTGGTTTACAACATCGTCATGGCTGATCGTGCGCCGAATGAAGTGCTGTTTGAATCAATGCGCAAAGCTGGACTTACTGACATGTCAGACGATGAGTTGGTTTCGCTGATGACAACAGGAGGTTTGCCGCTGCCTGAAGGGGTTGAGTGATGGATGAGATCGAGCGCGCACAGCAGAAAGCCTTTGATGCCGTCCTGCGTAATGCCCTGGCCGTCGAGCGAAACAATCGCGGCTTAGTGGCTGATATGAATGATGTGGTGGGTAATGCAGGCCGTACGCTGGGGATGGAGCTGCTGGAGCGGTTAGACAACCTCACCCCTGGCGAGCTGCGTACACTAAGCCGCTATCGCTCAGGGCAGCGCGTTGACCGCCTGCCGACTCGCGTGCAGGGCGTCGTTAAGCTCCTTGATGAATGGGCGGCATCGCTTGGCGCCACTATCATGTCAACGTGGAAGGAAGGCGCGATAGATTTCACGCAAGCTGAATCGGACTTCATCGTTGATCTGATGAAAGAGACGCTGGTGGATGCGCCTACAGCCACCATTAGCGCCGCAGCGGTCTACAGGCAGGCCATGGAAACGCCGGCGCTGGGTGTC